CACTGCCTGAAAATACTGCTGCACCTGTTGATGCGCTTACAGAGAAAGTTGCAGTACCACCTGAATTAAAACCAGCAAGGCCAGTTGAGTTGAGAACCACACGCGCACCACTTGATGCAGATGATCCTGAATAAACTGTGATGCCATTGGCTGCAATCGCAGTCATTTGATTTGAAGCATTAACAATTGTGTTTGCACTTGGTTGCAAAGAACCAATTGCTGCGCTATAGGCAGTTGCAGCATTGGCAAGAGCCGTATTAGCGGTGCTTTGGGCTGCGCCTGCAGTTGCTGCTGCTGCGTTGGCAGTTACTACTGCTGCTGCTGCTGCCGCATCTGCTGCTGCAACTTCAGCATCAAGTGCTGCTAGTTGTTCTGTGTTTGCAGGTAATACTGGCACCACATTTGTAACAGTAAAATCAGCCGTAAGAGTTACGGTAATGGGGGTATTGGTGATTTGTGGACACAATGGCATCTGCTACCCCCTAAATTGTAATTGAATATGGGTTGATGGCTGAAGTTGTGTAAGACACAAGCCAATTGTTTTGAGTAATAGTATGACCCATACCTTCAACCACAAGGTTCCATTGAATAGTGCGACCATCATAGGTTGTGCGTACAACGCTCACCTGATCGGCCAATTCTGTTGCTAAAAAGTCAGGATAAAGCAAGCCATAAGTGCCAACTGACAAAGCATTAAAATCAATGCTCTCCACATAGGTATCAGGGGTTGCTAACTTGCGTGATTCATACAAAGCTAAATTCTGAGCGTTTGAATCAGTGGCAACTGGCGCATCAAGAACAGTTTTAGCAATTCCATAAGCGCTAACACTAGGATTATATTGTGATGTGTATTGCTTAGTTGTATTGGTACGGCTAACAACTGCCTGATTCACTACATAGTAAGTGCCAGGGTTAGTCAAAAGTTGCATATAACTAACAGTGTTGCTTGCCTGATTATCGGTAAAAAGTAATTGAGTTGGGCGGCTGAACTTATCGGCTAACGGCACAAGAGTTGCAACACCGCTGCGTGAGATGTAGAAACGCCCGGCAATAGCATCAACTGCCTGGTAGATGAGCGCCATACAAGAGCGATTTTGAACGGTTGCCAGCATACCGACAGTGCCAGTCAGACTGGTTGAACCTGTCCATCCTGCGTAAGTCAACATTCTGCCAACGCGTGTGGCTGCGGTTTCGGCAAATTGTGCAGTTGCCAGTGCTGGTGCCTGGGCATCGGCGATGTAGGCAATCCCATCAACAAAAGTCATTGTAGATGTAGGTGCTTCGCCCTGGTCAACTTTAGTTTCTTCAAGAAAGCCGTAGTAAAGCGCGTATGAAGTGCCACCAATTGTGGCCATAACTCGCATTTGTAAGCCATCACGAAGGATGCTTGCACCTGAGACTACCCACGGACTAGATGCAGATGTGTTATCAGGGTCGTAATAACCGCTTGTGTTATTAAAAACAATAACTGAAATCCCGCTTTGATCTCGTTCACTTTGACGAGTGCGCCCACGGCGAATATCAATTTGAATAACATCGGTGGTTGTTGCTGAAGTCCAAGTTCCGCTTTTTAGAAATTGAACTGCTATCGAAGGTGTAGTTACTCCATCAAAGGCCGTCATAGTATGTCAAACGCTCCAGCGGTTCCAAAGCTACGGCGAGTTGTTCTTTCAATGCCGTTCACAATACTTGTTACAAGATTTTCTTGAGTGATTACTGAACCTGCATTGTTAACAATTACATTGACACCGCTTTTTGGCATATAAAGTTTGCCACCTTGACCAACTGCAAGAGCAGTTGAACCTGAAAGTGACTTTTGGCGGGCTAAGTTTTGGCGTACCGCTTCGGCAGTAATTTTGTCCTGCTCGGTTTTAGTGTTCTTCTTAATTGCAGCCGTGTTCTTAGCAAGTGCGGCAAGAAAAGCCGAAAGCGCATCAGTGTCGCTAATTGACGGTGTTGAACTTGTTGAAAACCTGCCACTTAAAAGATCGCTTGGAGATGGTGACTTAGGCAGGAAGGAAGGGTTTTTTAGAACATTTTCTAAATTTTTCGCTCTGTTTGCTTTTGTTCCAGGTATTGCAGCGGCAATTTTTGTTCCCAGATTGCCACCGACATTACCAGCAGCAAGGGCAACGGCAAGGGTTGCAAATATGCCACCTTTGGCTGCACTTTTTGTAATCGCACCAATTGCACCTGCACCTAATGCAGTATTCATTCTGACAAATGCAGCGGTTAATAGATTGACTGCGGTAATCATCGCATAAACCTTTGATACAACAAACATTCCAGCGATTAAGATGCCCATTGTTTTAACAAGGCTCATATTGTTTGAAATCCAGTTGGCAAAGTTAATTGAAGCAGTCAATAAGACAACGGCAGCATTTGCAGCAAGAGTAAATGAGGCAACAAGTTTGTCTTGATTTGTTGTAACAAAATCATTGATTGCTGGTAAAATCTTTGTCGTTACAACCTGAGCAAATTTTTCAAGAACTGGAATCAGTGCATAACCCAATTTATCAAGAATTTGATTAAACGCTAATTGCAGTTTCATTAACCTAAATTCTAAAGTTTCCGCACGCTTTTCGGCCTGGCCCTTAAAGGTTGCTCCAAGAGACTTAAAAATTGCATCAAGGTCTTTTGCTTTTACTGCATTTGCATCAAGTGGCACACCAAGTTTAGTTAAAGCGCCGACATTGCCACCAATGGCCTTTGCAAGCGCGACTGAAACCGCACCTAAATCCTTTGTTGTGCCTGCAGAAATATCTAAGGCAAGAGCCTGTAATTGTTGAGCAGCAGTAACATCCTTAGTTGCTTGTGTCAGAATCTGCAGGGAAGGAATTAACTGGTTATTGTCAACGCCAACGAGTAATTCTAATTTGTCAAGATAAGTAACAGTTGCGGCAATGGCTTCATCGGTTGCACCTGTGGTGTTGCGCAAAGCGGTGGCAAGAGCAATCTGTTGCTTTTGATCTTCCATTGCGCCTTGAACGGCATCCTTGCCAAGTTTAATTGCAAAAGCTGCAGATGCTGCTGCTGCAATTCCAAATGCTTTTGCGCTTTTTCTGCCAAACGCATCAAAACTTTTACTAAGCAACGCAATATCTTTTTGAGCAGCCTTTGAACCTTTATTGGAATACTGGGTGAGGATGCGGGCTACAATTGCGCCAACTGCCATTTGTTATGCTCGCTCTCTGTTTAATTCTCTTTGTAACTGTTTTTCAGCCTCATTCAAGGCACGCGCTACATTTGCTTGAATTTTTGCTCTGTCTTTATCTACAACGCGCCATACTACACGCGAAGCCTTGCCAAATCTGTTGCCTAAAGTTCTTAGGAATTGTTGGCTTGAACTGCCGCCAAATCCTGCCCTAGTTTTGCGACCTGCAACTTCAAAGATTGCACCCGCCGCAGACTTGTTAAGCAAAGCACCAGCGCTAGTTGTAAAATCACCTTTACGAACTTTACCTTCGGCTCTTGTCTTAGTAATTTTTGATTGAATCTCTCCAGCGTTCCACCCAGGCCAACCTGCGCCACCGCGAGTTTTAGTAGGCTTGGCAGCATCTGCCTTGCGCCAGCCACTCATCGGTGGTTGTTCGCTAATTAAGTTTTTGGCATCTCGCTGCGCCCCCGCTAATTCAGTATTGATAACTTTATTGAAGCGTTTAACCGCATCTTTATCAAACTCTTTTAGCGCATCCAAAGTTTCTTTGATACCTGTAAGAACAATTACATCATCAGCCATTGGCTTTAGCTCGTTCCTTCAAATAAATAGTCATTGCTTCAAAGATACCTTCAGGGGCATCTAATAGATCAATTGGAGAAATGCCAGTTTCGCAGGCCACCGCAGCAACCGTAAAAGTTAGGCTGTTGCGGTGGATTCGAAAGAACTATCACTGTCCAATTCGGCAGAAACGATAGTGTCCAAAAATTCAGGACCAAAAAGTTTTACAACCACTCCGTTAACTTGCATTGCTTTCCAAGCAAGCCAATAGATGTGTTCAACTCTTTGTTCCTGCCCCAGCAAATGAGGCATACCCTTACCAAAGTTTTGTTCAAATGCAACAATGATGCGAGGCGTTAATTTGTAAGAGGCCTCAACACCTTCAGTTGTTTTTACTTTAATTGCTAATCCATCCATCTTTTCCCCCTTAGTAGATTATGAAATTGCTTTTGTAATTGCACCTGAAATTGGCCAAGTCACACTTGCCGTTACTAACTCACCAACGGCACCTGAAAGTGGCTGCCATTCAGCAATCAAAGCATTAAATGTGTATTTTGGATTGCTGGCACTTACTGTTGTATTGACTGGGCGAATTTCCATTGCCACGGCAGTTCCAACAGTTGATGTTGCAAGTGATGTGCCATTGATAAGTTCTTCAAGAGCATTATCTGCAAAATCTTGATTGAACTCAACAGTTAGTTGATTGTCAAACAATCCACCAACGCGTGTACGAGCTGACGAGCCAAGCCC